TTTATGAAGAAGATACAAAAATCTATCATAAAGGTCTTAAATTTTATTATTTAGAAGAAATGGAGAGTGGTATAAATGGCTAGACAAATAGGATTAAAAGATATTCATATTGCTATATTAAAAACAGATGATGCTACAGCAACAACCTATGATCCACCAATAAAACTTGAAAGAGCAATAAGTGCAAAGCTTTCACCAAAATCAAATTCAGATAATATTTATTCTGATGATGCAGTGGAAGATATAATTACTGCCTTTGAAGGTGTAGATGTTGAAATTGAAGTAAATCAATTATCACTTACGAGCAGGGCAAAGCTGCAGGGTTCAAAAGTGGTGAAGGGTGTACTTATAGAAAATAAGGATGACATACCACCAACTATAGCTTTAGGTTTTAAGTCAAAGAAGAATAGTGGTAAGTATAGATTTGTGTGGCTCTTGAAAGGTAAGTTTGAACTTGCCACAGATGAATATGATACAGAAGCAGAAAAGCCAAAGGCTCAGAGTGCAAAGCTTAAGGGAAAATTCTTCTCAAGGGAGTTTGATGGTAACTATAGATTTATTTGTGATGAGGATGCTGAAGGTGTAGATGCAACAATTATTAGTGGGTGGTTTACTACAGTTACTAGTGAGCCTAGTCAAACATAATAAAAATGATTATGCTAATAGTTTTTATCCTTTATACCCAAATACATTTGAAATAGAAAAAGTAGTATAATAAGAGAAGGTCCAATATTTTTAAAAATATTGTATTGATACGGACCGTGTAGTGTGTTAATATTTTTAGTATGTGAATTACAAAAGAGATGTATTTATAGAAAGGATATAAAAACTAATGGATAAATTAAGATTTGTGAGCAAATGTTTAAAAATGCCTCATTCTAAAATGGTAGGATACTATGATATAGATGGAGAAAAAATATATTGTGCAATTGTACAGCATGATGAGCGTTATTTTGATTTAGAACAGAAGAAAATGGTTGAAGATAATTATGATAAAATGACGTTAAATAATTTTATGGAACTTCCAAGAGCAATTGTAAATGAGTCAGAACTTGTAATTGGAGAATCTATTTTAAAATGTAGTGTTTTAAGTGATGGAAGAAGAGTTATTAAGGATGAAAGTCTTTTTAGAGCTCTGGACCGCACAAGAAAAGGCGAAGTAAGAATAGAAGGATTTCCTCCAATAATAGGATCAAAATCACTTGCAAATCTTTTTAACGAGATATATCCAGAAAATATTCAAGTAATTACACCATTTGAAGTTGCTCAGTTTAATGGTAAAACAGGTAAATGGTATGATGCAAATGCTATACCCGTGATCTGTGATTTGTATATGGCAGCTGAAGAAAAAGGACTTATAACTACTCAACAGATACATGTGCTTCAGAAGGCTAAAATTTTACTACGCTCTTTAGCGAAGGTAGGTATAACTGCACTTATTGATGAAGCTACAAATTATCAAGATATAAGGGGAAAAGATGAGTTACAATTATTACTTGCCACATTTATATCTGAGGAACTTCGTCCTTATTCAAAGGAATTTCCAAAGGAATATTTTGAGAACTTATTTAGAATTTATGGATTGCCTTATGATCCTACATCACAGAAACGCCCACGTTTTTTTGCACAGTTTAATATAAGATATGTTTATGAGATGTTACCACCGCAAGTATGGTCGAAACTAGATGAAATAAACCCAACAGTCTGGAGTGAGGAGAAAAAGCGTTCGGATAGGAAGTATCATATACATAGACATCTTACTGATGAGGGATTGAGGTATCTTAGGGAACATTTGCAGGCGCTCATTCCAGTTATGAAGCTTTCTGCCAATAAAGAAGATTTTATTGAAAAGTTTAATTTGGTTTTTGGTGATAAATTAAAAGCATTGGAAGAAATGAAGTTTGAAAAGAAACAGCTTGATGAAAAGAGTCAGCAAATCACAATATTTAATAACAAAGAACCTTTAGAATAATTTGGTAATTTGTCAACAGGGAATTAAAACTCCCTGTTTTTTTATATCCATAATTAAGAGAGGAGTAGATAAGCATGAAAGCATCAGAACTTAAAAATAAAGGAATAAAGTTTAAACTTAGTGATAAAGAGTATGAACTTAAATTTGATATGAATACTTTCTGTGAATTAGAAGAGGTCTATGGGGATATAAACCAAGCCTTTGAAGATTTACAGAATAGAAAGATCAAAGCAATTAGAGCACTGATTTACTCAGCAATTAAAGCTGAAGATGAAAGTGTAACTCTTAAAGAGGTAGGAAAAATGCTTACTTTAAATGATATGGAGAGATTAGGAACAGCTATTAATGAAGCATTGGTAATAGCAATGCCAGAAGTAACTGAAAACATGGGGGAATAGAAAGCCACACTGATTCCGAAGGATGGGATTGGGAGTGGCTTTTCTATTTAGGAACAAATCTTTTAAAGATGACAGAAGAACAATTTTGGAAAAGTACGCCTAAGAAGTTACAAGCACTTTTCAATATATACAAAAGAGTTAATGGAATTGAAAAAGAAGAGGAGCTTGATTATATAGACAATGTTATTTTCTAAGGAGGTGATGTGATGGCAGCAGATGCAAGTACAGTTGTAGCAAGAGTAGGTCTTGATGATAGAGGCTTTCAAGAAGGTGTAGCAAAAATCCAAAGAGGGTTAAAGTTAGTTCAAAGTGAATTTGCAGCAGCTAGTTCAAGACTAGGGGACTTTGGTAAATCTACTGATGGATTAAGACTTAAGGCAGATACCTTAAACAAACAAATAGAACTTCAAAAGGATAAAGTTGCAGCTTTAAACAAAAGCTTTCAGGAAAGTGTAGAGAAAAAAGGTGCTGATGCAAAGGCAACAGAAAATTTAAAAATAAAGCTAAACTATGCAATAGCAGAACTCAATAATATGCAAAGAGAACTGAAGGAAACTACTACTGAATTAAACACTAAGAGTTCAGCATGGTATAAGCTTTCTGAAGGAATGGATAAAGCAGGAGAAAAGATGAAAGCTGTAGGAGAGAAAATGTCCTCAGTTGGAACAAAACTTTCTGCCGCTGTTACTTTACCTCTTTTAGGAGTCGGAACTGCAGCTACAAAAATGGCTATGGATGCAGTTGAATCAGAAAATTTGTTTGAAGTGGCTATGGGTTCAATGGCAGGAGATGCAAGAAAGTGGTCAGAAGAAACCTCAAAGGCTCTTGGATTAAACGCCTATAATGTAAGAAAAAATGTAGCTACATATAACTCAATGCTTACAAGTATGGGACTTACAGGTCAGGAATCTTTAAAAATGTCTGAAGGATTAACACAGCTTTCCTATGATATGGCTTCATTTTATAATTTGAAACCAGAAGAGGCTTTTGAAAAGCTAAAGTCAGGTATTTCAGGGGAGGCAGAACCTCTTAAGGCATTAGGAATATTGGTTAATGATACAACCATAAAAACTTATGCTTATGCAAATGGAATAGCAAAGCAAGGACAGGAGTTAACAGAGGCTCAAAAGGTTCAAGCAAGGTATGGAGCAATTATGGAAGCTACTAAAAATGCTCAAGGTGACCTTGGAAGAACTATGGACAGTCCAACTAATAAGATTAGAATAATGAAAGAACAGGCAGAACAGATTGGTATTCAATTTGGCCAAATTTTGATTCCTATACTTGAGAAACTTATGGCAGTGATAAAACCATTGATGGATAAATTTCAAGGGCTATCTAAGGAACAGCAAGAAAACATTGTGAAGATAGGTTTGGTTGTAGCAGCAATTGGTCCTGTTATTTTAATAGTAGGAAAAGTTATCACAATCATAGGAACATTATCTTCTATTATAAGTGCAGTTTCAGGAGCCATTGCAGCAGCAGGAGGTGCTTCAGCCGCACTTGGTGCTGTATTTACAGCATTAACTGGTCCAGTTGGAATTGCAATAGCTGTTATAGCTGGACTTGTTGCTGTTGGAGTTCTTCTATATAAAAACTGGGATACTATAAAAGTTTCGATAAGCGGCATATGGGAATGGCTTAAAACTAGCATTAGTAATTCGGTATCAGCAATAAAAACAGCTATAGTTTCTACATGGGAATCAATAAAAGCTGTGGTTCTTCCAATAGTTGAGGGTATAGCAAATGTTATTAAAACTATCTGGGAAGGTGTAAAGACGGGATTTGCTTTCTTATGGGAAGTAATAAAAGCTATTTTCATCAGTGTTTGGACTATTATTTCATCTATTGTTCAAACCTATATAAATATAGTTACAGCTGTGATAAGTGTTGCTTGGCAGCTTATTCAAGTTGTAACAACCACTGTGTGGAATGCTGTATCTGGTGTGATAAGTACGGTTTGGAATGGTATAGTTAGCTTTCTAAATCCTATAATTCAAGCAATAGGAAATACAATTACTACTGCATGGAATAACATAAAAACTGTTACAACAACGGTGTTTAATGCAGTTTCTTCAATAATAAATACAGTATGGAACTCAATAGTTAATTTTATTACACCAATAATAAGTTCCATAGTTTCTACCTTGACTACAGCTTGGAACAACATAAAATCAGTGACAAGTACTGTTTGGAATGCTATACAATCAGCTTTAAATGCAGTATGGAATGGAATAAAGAATACCACTACATCTGTTTGGAACTCTATTTCAAGTTTCTTTTCAAATATGTGGAGTGGAGTATCAAGCCTATTCACAAATACAGTGAACGGTATTAAAAATACTGTATCTAATGTATGGAGCAGTATTTTAGGAGTTACAACAACGGTATGGAATAATATTAAATCTGCAATAATGACTCCAATCAATGCAGCGGTGAATTTTGTTAAGGAACAGATAGATAAAATAAAAGGATTTTTCGATAGACTGGATATTAAATTTCCTCATATAAAACTGCCACACTTCAGTATTGAAGGTGAGTTTAGCTTAAAACCTCCAAGTGTACCACATTTAGGAGTTAGTTGGTATGCAAGTGGAGGTATTTTTAATAGACCAAGCGTTATAGGTGTTGGTGAAGCAGGAACTGAAGCTGTACTTCCTATAGATAGGTTGGATGATCTTATGGCAAAAGCAATTGAAAAGGCAAAAGGAGGAAGTGGTAGCGGATTAACACTTCATATAGAAAACTTCATTAATAATACAGAGAAAGATATAGAGCAGCTTGCTTATGAGTTAGAGTTTTATAGGCAAAGAGTAGCAATGGGAAGAGGAGGTGCTTAGGATGCTTAGTTTTAATTTTGGAAGTAAAAACAGCTTTACTGACTATGGAATTTTAATAACTAAGAGACCCTCCATTCCTTCTCCTAAAAGAAGAATAACCAATGTTGTAGTTCCAGGAAGAAATTCAAGCTTGAGATTTGATGAAAATACCTATGAGGATATTACAATAACAGTTGAATGTTCTTTGAAGGAAGGAAGTCTTCCTAATAAAATTGATGATGTAAAGGGTTGGCTTATAGGCACAGGAGAAAGCAACTTGATTTTTGACTTTCAAACAGATAGAAAATATGTGGCACAAGTAGTTAATGCAATTGATTTTACTCAAGCTTATAAATATTTTTCTAAGTTTGTTATTGTTTTTAACTGCCAGCCTTTTAAATATGAAGTAAATAATAATAGCATAAATTTAATAGCATCAGGTAAGGTAACCAATCTAGGTACGATATACTCTGAACCTATAATTAAGGTTGTGGGAAATGGTGACATCACCTTGAATATTCAATCTCAAACTGTAAAATTCAAAGGAATAGCAGATCATATTATTTTAGATAGTCTTCAGCAAAATGCTTATAATCAAAATGGAGAAAACTTAAATAGCAAGGTTACAGGAGAATTCCCTGTTTTATCTGTTGGAGATAACAGCATCTCTTGGAGTGGTAATGTTTCAAAGGTAGAAATCACTCCAAATTGGAGGTGGCTATAGTTTGATTTGTGTATATGATAGAAGGACTTTAAAAGGGAACTTTGATAATAACGGTTTAGCTGCTTTACATGAATGTACCCTATTAGAAATAACAGAAGAGTTAAATGGGCAGTATGCTTTGGAATTAGAGTATCCTGCTAATTCTAAAAAGGTTCAGTATTTACAAGAGTTCAATATACTAAAAGTTAATGAACAGCTATTTAGAATATATAAAGTGGAAAAAGTACAGGCCAGTGATAAAAGAATTAAGGTTTATGCCAACCATATCTTTTATGACATGGCCTATTATTTTATAGAAGATGTAAGAGCAGAGAATGCACCAGTAAAAACTGCAATGCAGAAGGCTTTAGTAAATGATTTATCTACTATATATACAGTAGATAGTGACATAATAGTTGCTAATACACTATATATGGTAGAAATAAGTCCAGTTGAAGCATTTTTCAAAATGATAGAGAGATGGGGACAAGGAGAACTTTTAAGAGATAACTACACAGTTAAAATTCTAAAGCAAATGGGAAATGACACTGGGGTATTAATAAAGTATGGAAAGAATATTCAAGGTTTGAAGGTTACTGTTGATACAACGGAAGTAGTAACAAAGCTTTATCCTAAAGGTGCTGGTGGAGTTAAGCTAAAAGAAAAATATATTAGTGTTCCTAATTGGGATAGTAGCAGCTATCCACCATTTCCAATTATAAAGAAAGTAGAAATTAATGATGCGGGTGATGAAGTAACTTTAAGGAAGATGGCTACAGATTTAGCCAATGTAATAGGCTTAAGTACTGTTAATATTCAAGTAGATTTCATTGAACTTAGCAGGACAAAGGAATATGAAAACTTCAAGCAATTAGAAAATGTAAAGGTTGGAGATATTGTTACTGTACGGCATAGTGAGTTTATTGTAGATGTTAAGGTAAAGGTAATTAAAACAAAGAAGGATATATTAACTGGCTTAAATACTAAAGTTGAACTTGGACAGCCACTAAAGGATTTAACTAATACAATGGACCCAGCTTCTTTACTGAAAACCGTAAAAGATGATTTAGGAAATCAAGTAGCACAAGCTTTAAGTTCTATGCTCTACTATGCAAGTCCACAGGTTTTAACAATAAACACTTCCGTGCAGCAGCCTATTTATTTAGGGGTTACTGCAATAGCAAATACCAATCTTACTGTGCTTTTATCTATTTATGGTGTTGCAAGTCAAGCTTGCACTCTAACAATGAAAATACAACTTGATAATACGGATATAACTTTTACGCCAAAAACAAAATTGCAGCAAGGAGATAACACCATAGGAATACCGCTGGGAATTCCACAGGTAGCAGCAGGAGCGCATTATATAGGTGTATTTCTTAGTGTTGATGCTGGAACTTTAACAATACCAATATGGAATCTACAGCTTATGATTGATGGTAGAAATCTTCAAGGTGGACTTAATGCAGAACCGCCACACGCAGAAGTTAAAGATTCTCAAGCATTTGTTGCTATGCACAGTATGTATTTCAATTTGTTAAGTGGAAATACATTTAGAAATATCATTATAGATCAGCCAATTAACCAAGCAGGAAATACAAATCCCAATAATCCTGCTCTGAGTAGCAGCCAGGGAGTTGCTATAAATACAATTACAGCAAATAAGAATCAGACAACCTCCTACTTTATCAGTCAAATAAGGTACGGAGTTATATGGGATGTGATTCCTGTTTTGAGCAACCAATATTTATATGATACATCTGACTTAGCAATAGATAGTAATGGAATGTATTTTTTAAGTACAGTTCCTGCAGCTGAGTTTATAAAGCTTACAGATCCAATCACTGATGGAGTTATTTTCTCAGCACCAATGGCAGATGCATCAAAGTGGTCTTATATAGAAACCTTGGAGGTGAAGTAATATGCCAGCAATAAGTACGCAGCTTTCAGCTTTAGGAAATACAGGAATGACTAGGCTTGGAACAACTAACGATGATAGTACCGTAAGCATTCTGATGGGAATGACAATGAAATATGCAGGGGCTGATGTAAACACCATTTATACAAGTGGTAACAGCTGGGTTGGTTTTGGCAGTAGCACTCAGCATTTAAATATCAATAACAGAGATGCAAGTTATAATGCTCTTTATTACAGCACTGAAACAATGTATGGACAAACTTGCTTTAGGCTTCGATTTGAAGGAAATACCTATTATAGTTCCTGGGGTTCAAATAATTTAATTTGGGAACTAATATGTTTTCCTGATGGTGGGATGACTTTAATTATAGTAAGAAATGATGGTGGAGGCACAAGTAACTTTGATTCAAAAGGTAATGGGACAATAAGTTATGGCTGTCAAACAGGAAAAAGCTACGCTTTAACACCAGCAGATCCTTCTAACAGAGGAACTAATTATACTATTTCGGAAGGGCAGTATATGCCTGCAATAACCAAGTATTTAGTTCAGGATGGAGAGGAGATTAAAAATTATACTGAAACGACTGTCTTTTCAAAACTTGCTAGTGAATTAAATATTAGATATATAAGAGACTGGGTTAATGGTAGTACAGCAAATACAGGTAACCACTGGGTAGAAATACAAGCTATAACTAGCTTGGGTGCAAACGTAGCACAGAGTAAGCCTGTATCTTCAAATGGCCCAATCGAAGATAGTTCAAGACCGCTATCAAGGGCTACTGATAATAGCACAGATACAAGTTTATATGTTGGGATTTCAATGACACAACCAGCTTATGTAGAGATAGATTTGCAGCAGGGGTATCAGTTAAGCACAATAAAAATATGGCATTATTACAGCGATGGCAGAACTTATTATGGAACAAAAACTCAAGTTTCAGAGGATGGCATCAATTGGTTTATAGTATTTGATAGTTCTTCTAGTGGAACTTATCAAGAATCAAGTAGTGGTAAGACTTTAACTTTAAGTAGTATTACAGCAGTATTGAAGGAAGTTCAATATACAAAGATTGGCGATGCACCTGCAACCTCTCAGATGTTTAGAGATTTTGGAAATGATAGACCTCACCAAACAAGAGTAGGAGTAGTTAATCCCACTCCATCATTACTCATGTGGTGTGATTTCGCTAGCATGTATGATACAAATCCACCTCCAAAGATATATCAGAAGGGAGTACCTCATCCAAAGCTTGTAAAAATGATAAATGATGAGTTTTTTGATGAAGCCTATATTTTAGGAATAGTAAAAGCAACCCTTCAAATATCCTGCAGTGGAGCAAGTGTTTTAAAGTTTGCTCTAAGTGAAAATGGTGGAGTTACATGGAAAGCTTGGTATAACAGTGCTTGGGTTACTTTAGATATAAATAATATGCAGGATGTAAAAGACAGGGGAATGACTAAAGCAACTCTTGAAGCAATAACCGAGGCTCAGTGGACAAGTCTAGGATTAAGTAATAAGAAAATTAGATTTGCATGGTATATGGAGCAAGTTAATTTAAACAGTCCAGTTATAGTAAGACAGATAAAGTTAGATTATAAAACACAGGGGGTGTAATCGGTGAAGTTTAGGGAAAGTGTGGCTTACAGTAAAGATTTAATAACAGGCAGAAAGCTTGAAGTAGTAAAAAATAAGCCTATTGCAGTACCAACAAAAGGTGTATTTACTGTAGAGCTATTTGATGCAATAACAGGTGAGAAAACCTATGAAGCTAAAAGTGAAAATAGGATATCAGCAGTATTTGCAAATGCAGCATACTTAGATGGTTACTTCTATAAAATACTAGATAACACTGTGAATAATGATATTTACAGGTGCTACAATAGCCAAGGATATGGGCCATGTAATGTTTTAGCATTAACAGACGGAGATATTCCAGAAGATCCTTATGATTATTGGATGTGGGGAAACGTAATAGGATACTGTGATTTATGGCAGAACTATGCTGGCTCCAATACAAGAAGAGGTAACAGAAATGCCAATGAATCAACTAGACCTGCTACATATGCTAACGGTAGTGGAACAATATTAAATTCAGTAACTAGGCATTGGGTAGTGGATTTTCCTACAAGTGCAGGCAATGGGACTTTTAAAAGCATTTATTTAACTGGCTATGGCAGCATGGAAAGTGGTGGTTATGGGTATCCGCAATATAATTGGCTTTATGATAAAAAGTGGCTTAAGTCAGGTAATTCTAGTGCTAGTTTAGGAACTCATTGTGTTGCAACAGATGAAACTTATTTTTACGCACTAAAGGTTGATTCTACCAAGGTTTATTGCTGGGATAAAAGAACCTGGGTAGCTCAAACTGATAAAGCACTGCCAGCTAATGCAAGGAGTATTTGTTATGACAAATACACTCAAAGCTTTTGGATTCTGCATACAGATGGAACCTTTAAAAATCTAGATAAGAATTTTCAAGTGCTCCAAACCTATGGCAGAAGTGCAGCAATGGATACTGTTGATGGAGTAACAATGACAACTTCAAGATATTATTGGGATATATGTGTTACAGAAAGCAATGTATTATATACCTTCTATACTTATAATTCTAATCAAACGATATGTAAAACTGTAATGGCTGTATACAACAAGGATGGAACTTTTGTAAAGAATATTACCATTCATAGTTCTAGCGGATATAATGCTACGGTGTTTGAAATCCCTAATAATAAACTAATGGTTGTAGCAAATGGTATTCATATAGTTTTTAATAAAACTGATTTAAGTATTTATAGTAATAGTCATAGCGGAAATAATGCTGGTCAATGGAGTAGTGGTAGTGACTTTTGTAGATGGGATTTTGATTTAAATCTTGTATGCAGATATTGGACAAGTAGTTATGGGTATATAGGTTTTAGTTGGGTTGTTCCAGCGGGAGCACATACACTCCTTCCAGAGCCAGTTACTAAAACCCCAACCAATACAATGAAAATACAATATGATTTAACTGTGGATTATGTGTATCCTTTGGATATGCCACCACATTAAAATAATAAATTCAGGAGGAGAAAGTGATGAAGAATATATTAAATATTTTGCAATTGATATTTACCGCCTTAGGAGGATACTTAGGGTGGTTCTTGGGAGGAGTTGATGGCTTTATGTATGCACTGATTACTTTTGTTGTCATTGATTATGTAACAGGCTTAATGGTAGCAGTGCTAGAGAAAAAGCTATCAAGTGAAGTTGGGTTTAGAGGGATATTTAAAAAGGTATTGATTTTTGCTTTTGTTGGCATAGGAAATATTATAGATGTTTATCTTCTTAATAACGGTAGTGCAATTCGTACTGCTGTTATTTTTTTCTATGTTTCTAATGAGGGTATAAGCATTATAGAAAATTCAGCTAAGATAGGTTTACCAATACCACAGAAATTAAAGGATATTTTAGAGCAGTTAAATGAAGGAGGAGAAGAGTAATGGCTAGATTATGTTTTGATTATGGACATGGCGGAGAAGATGGTGGTGCTTGTTATAACAACAGAAAGGAATCCAATGATGTATTGAGTTTAGGCAGAACAGTAGCTTCAGAGGTTAGAAGGCATGGAGTTACTGTAGATGAAACAAGAACTTCAGATGATACAGTAAGCCTTAAGAATAGAAGTGATTTTGAAAATAGAAATACCTATGATTATTTCATATCCTTTCATAGAAATGCTTACGAGCCAGAAAAGGCTAGAGGCGTTGAAACCTACACCTATTTAAATCCAGGAGCAAAGTCAAAAGGATTAGCTGAAAGTATACAAGCTTCACTTGTAGCTTTAGGCTTTGTAAATAGAGGTGTTAAGGAAGCTAACTATCATGTGCTAAGAGAAACCAAGGGTCCAGCAGTGCTTGTTGAGATGGGCTTTATTGATAATACAGGAGACAATAATTTATTTGACACAAAAAGAAATGAAATAATAAAGGCATTAGCCAAAGCAATCTTAGCACAAATAGGGATTGACTATGTTGAAACTTCAGCACCAACTCAAGTAGTAAGCGGACAAACTCTTTATAGAGTAATGGCTGGTTCCTATTCAGTAAGAGAAAATGCTGAAAATCAAGTTGAAAAACTAAAGGAAGCAGGGTTTGATGCAACAATTATGATATTTAATAAGTACTAAACTATATACAATAAAAATTTGCAAAATGTAATAAAAATTTAAAATATGTAATAAAATACTTGAATTTGTGTTTGTGAAATGATATATTATATTAAAAGTGGGAGGTTATTATGAAGTTAACAGATATAACAGAAAAGAAGTCCACGATTAGTGTAAGAGTTAATGAACATATAATAGAAAAGTTTAAGCAGAATGAAATACCTTTAAGTGTTGTTGTTGAAGCAAGTATGATAAAATTTTTAAAAATGGAAGAAGTGGAAAGGATCAAATTCATTGCAGATAATATTCCAGAAAATGTTGAAACTAATAGTTTTAAAAAGATAGATGAAAAATGGAATGATGTTCTCGGAAAATATACAAAGAATATGGGGTTACCTCAGAGTGTAATGACATCTATTTTTGCGGGAGCTGCAGTCGGTGCTGTGACTTTAATTGCGGCTGCTTTTAATATTAGCAAGTTAATAGATGATGAAAAATAGAGGTGGTGATTTGTAGTGAGCAACTCAGTTATATCCCTTGAAAAATTTAGAAATGATAAGAAAAATAAAAAAGTGATTTCTAAATCGGATGAGGTAGATATATATATAAGTGAACTAAAAGATGAATTTAACGAATTATTAAATGGAGAGAAAGGAGGAGAAAAAAATGGGAGCACTAGAAAAACAAATAGGAAAAGGACTTGAGCAAGCTTCAAAAATAGCATTTAAAGAAGGTGGTAAAGCAGTTTTGAAAGCTTTCGCACCAGTAGCAGGTTCAGAGTTAAAAAAAGGTAATGGCGCAGTAATGAAGGTATACAATGCAGTAGGTAGGGCAATAGAAAAACTATAAAACATAAAGAAAATCGTGTAGAAGAGTACACGATTTTTTATTTTCATATTTAAATTCATCTTGCTTATAGAGTAAGAAACTTAATAAAACAATATAAAATACAGAGTAAATAACTTGACTTCTATCATTTTCAGAGTGATATATAGTAGTAACAATTTGATAGAAAGGAGTAAAATAAATGCGTGTAAGGATTATAGAGCCAATACAAAAGGCTCAAAAAGTAAAGAAAAAAGTTTGTGCTTATGCTAGAGTATCCACTGATAATGACAAGCAAGGAGAATCTCTAGAAAATCAAATACAATACTATGAAAATATCATATCAAATAATCCAGACTATGAGTATGTAGGAGTTTTTGCGGATAGAGGTGTACCAGGAACTACTGAAAACAGACCAGAGTTTCAAAGGATGCTAGAACTTTGTAGAAATAAAAATATAGATTTAATAATAACAAAATCAATTTCAAGATTTGCAAGGAACACAGCAATAATGCTACAAATAGTAAGGGAATTGAAAGATATAGGTGTAGAAGTTAGGTTTGAAAAAGAAAATATAAATACCTTGTCAGGGGACGGTGAGTTAATGCTTACCGTCCTCTCTTCATTTGCACAGGAAGAAAGTAAAAATGTGAGTGATAATCTTAAATGGAGAGCAAGAAAAAAGTTTGAACAAGGGGAACTAATAATTAATACCACAAGGTTTTTAGGATATGACAAGGATGAGTATGGAGATTTAGTTATAAATCCTAAAGAGGCTGAGGTGGTAAAAAGAATTTTTAATGAGTACCTAAGTGGTAAAGGTGGTTTTACCATTGCAAAGGAATTAAATGCAGAAGGGGTTCCTACAATTGGAGGAGCAAGGTGGCACGATACCACAATCCTAGGAATTTTAAAGAATGAGAAGTACAAGGGAGATGCAATACTTCAGAAATATTACACACCAGACCATTTGAAAAAAGGTTCAGTAAGGAATAAAGGAGTTATTGATAGTTATTATATTGAAGATAACCATTCTCCGATAATTTCAAGAGAGATGTGGGAACAAGTTCAAGAAGAAATTAAAAGAAGAGCTGAAGCCAAAGGTAATGTTGCAGGAGATACAGATAAGTACAAAAAGAGGTATCCTCTAACAGGAATGCTTTACTGTAGTAAATGTGGCTTTAGCTTAAGGAGAAGAACTTGGAATAGCAAATTAAATTGCAAAAAGATAGTGTGGCAATGTAGTAATTATATTAAAAATGGGAAAGATGCCTGCCAAGGAATGGCAATAGAAGATGAAGTTTTAAGCAGGCTTAATATAAAGGAAGAAATTATTGTGAGGGAGGAATTGAGGGATGGCAAGAAACATTACAGTTATACCAGCAAGGGGAAACAGAACCAATTTAGCACAGAACCTAGAACCACAGAAAAAGAAAATGGCAGCCTACTGCAGAGTGTCAACAGACCAATTAGAACAGTTATCAAGCTATGAAGCACAGGTTGTATATTACACAGCTTTTATAGAAAACCACCCAGACTATGAATGTGCAGGGATTTATGCTGATGAGGGTATTTCAGGAACGAACACAAAGAAGAGAGAACAATTTAATAAAATGATTGAGGACTGTAAAGATGGAAAAATTGATATGATAATTACAAAGTCTATATCAAGGTTTGCTAGAAACACTTTAGATTGTTTGAATTTTGTAAGGCAGCTAAAGGATTTAGGAGTTGGGGTTATATTTGAAAAGGAAAATATAAATACCTTAGATGGTAAAGGAGAAGTCCTAATTTCAATTCTCGCAAGCTTGGCACAAGATGAGAGTAGAAGTATAAGTGAGAATTCTACCTGGGGAATAAGAAGAAAATTTGAACAGGGAAAGGTAGTGGTAAACCATAATAAATTTTTAGGTTATGATAAAGATGAAGAAGGTAATCTTATTATAAATGAAAAACAAGCAAAAATAGTAAGAAGAATTTATAAAGACTACCTTGATGGCAAAGGCCCAAATAGAATAGCTAAAGAACTTGAAGATGAAGGGATTCCTAATTGGAATGGCAAATCAAAGTGGTATGAAAGCAGCATAAGAAAAATGCTTAGTAATGAAAA